TCCCGGTACGCACGAAAAACGAAGAGCTGAACGGACGTCAGGTGCGAACCCGACTAGAAGTAAAGCTCGACCACGTAGGTTTCGTCCGTAACCCGGCATATAGCGACGCCCAACTCTTGTCCGTTCGGCAATATGACCCGGACGACCCCGAGGTAGCGCCCCGACTCGCCAAATGGCGAGGGGTCATTCTGTGAGAACTAAATCCTTTACAATTACTACGACAGCGCAGCAAATCGTCGCAGCGTCCGAGGACACACGGCAAGTTTATTTGCACGTCATCGGCAACGGAACCGTTTATATTGGTGATAGCACCGTCACGACCGCTAACGGACTGCTCACCGAAAAACACGCCGTCCCGCTTTCTATCGAGTTGCCGTCAAATCAGGAACTATGGGCCGTCGTTCCGGGAGCCATTGGAAATGAGGAACTGCGAGTAATGACCGCTTTCGACTCATAACGAAAGTTGCTACTTGCATAAATAGTTAGCCGGTCTATAGGCTGACCGTTAATCGACCGCCGAACCTCGCGCCGCTAGTCACCCGGGGCCACCGTCAGACATAAAAAACCACGTTTGACATAGGAGAAACCCCCATGAAGTTGCTCGATAACCTCGTCGCCGAGCGCGCCGAAATTGCCGCCACCGTCGAAACCACGCTGAACCGCGCCGCCGAAGAGCACCGCGACCTCAGCGACACCGAAGACAAGAACGTCGCCGAATTGACCGCCCGCGCTAAGGCTCTCGACGCCCGAATCGCTGACCTGCGCGAGATTCAGCTCGCTAACTTGGAAGCTGCCAAGCTGCGCGCCGAAGTCGCCACCACCCCCGAATCAAAGGATGCCCCCGCCGTGAACCGCGTCGAAGTGAAGTCGGAAGCTCTGACCTACCGTGAGGACGTCCGCGAGCACAATTTCTTTTCGGACGCTTACGCAGCCCAATTCTTGGGCGACGCCCAAGCGCAACAGCGTCTCGCCCGTCATCAGAACGAAATGTCGGTCGAATACCGCGACTCCGGTTCGTCGAACTTTGCCGGGTTGGTCGTCCCGCAATACCTGACCGGGCTCGCCGCCCCGTACCTGCGCGCAGGCCGTAACACGCTCGACGTCTCTCGCTCGCTCCCGTTGCCCGCGGGCGGTTTGACCGTGAACGTGTCGCGAATCACGACCGGCTCGTCGGTCGCAGCTCAGAACGGCGACAACGGAGCAGTTACCGAGGCAAGCCCCGACGACACTCTGCTCACCGTGAACGTGCGCACCTACGCCGGAATGGTGGACGTGAGCCGTCAGGCATTGGAGCGCGGAACCGGCGTCGAAGCTATCCTCGCCGCCGACCTCATCTCGGCTTATAACACCGCCGTGAACGCCGACGCGATCAACGGCGACGGAACCTCGGGTACGCACCTCGGAATCCTGAACACGACCGGCATCGGCGATATTGACGCCGACGACGCCACGCCGACCGGCTACGAGACGTTCCAGAAGATCATTAAGGCCATTGGAACGGTCACCGCTGCCCGTTACAAGAGCCCCGACGTCATCATCATGCACCCGCGCCGATGGGCGTACATCTGCGGTTCGCTCGATTCGTCGAACCGTCCGCTCGCCGGTGTCACCGTCGCCACGTCGCAGAACATCGTCGCCCTCGGAAACCCGGGCGCTTACGGTGTCGCAGCGGGCGAAATCGCCGGTATCCCGGTCGTCACCGACGCCGGTATTCCGACGAACCTCGGTGCGGGAACCAACGAAGATAACGTGATCGTCGCCTGCCGTGAAGATTTGCTCCTGTGGGAGCAGGCCGGTTCGCCGCTCATGGTTCGCTACGATTCGGTCGGTTCCGGCACTCTCACCGTCCGCATGGTCGCTTTCGGTTACTCGGCGTTCACCGCAGGCCGTTACCCCGGCGGCATCGCCAAGTGTCAGGGAACGCTCTTTAGCGCCACCCTCTGACATTCCTAAAGCCTCGACGGTCGGCTCTCTCCCTCTAGGGCCGACCGTCGGGATAGGATTCAGCTATGAGCATCGAAAAGCAGGTAGCCGCACTTATCAGCGCGAAAGCCGACCCGGCACTCATCGCAAAGATTCAGCGTTTCCCCGCCGCACCCGCGCCAACGCTCGTAAAAGAGCCGGAGAGCGACGCAAAGCAGGACGACGCACCGTCAGAGCCTAAAACCGTCCGCAAGAGCCGAAAGGCTAAATAATGGCTTATACGACGCGGGCGCTAGTTAAAGCGTCTCTCGGAATCCCATCGGCGACCACGAGTGAAGATACGGCAATCGACGCCGCCATTTTGGCTGCCGACGCCGAAATCGACCAATACACGGGCCGAACATTTGAGAACGTGACGCAAGCCCGCGTATACGTGCCGACCTCATCGCTGACGCTGAACGTAGACGATATTGCGACCCTGTCCGCTTTGCAGGTCAAAGTAGATAACGACGCCGACGGAACCTACGAAACCACCCTGACGATTAACACCGACTTTATTGTCGCCGGAAATAAGGCTCCGTATAGGCTTATCCGCCAAGTTAATCAGGGTTGGCCCCTGACGATTTACGCTCGACCGACTGTCCAAGTGACTGCGACATGGGGTTATGCGACGACCGTTCCCGCACCCGTAAAGCAAGCCGCGCTACTGCTTTCAGCGCGCCTATATCAGCGTAAAGCGTCTCCGCTCGGCTATGCGGCAGGCGTCGTTTCTGAGCTTGGGCCGGTGCGAATCTCCCGAAACGACCCGGACGTCGGAAACCTGCTCGCCGGATACCGTCTCCTCGGGGTCGCATGAGCACCTATACGCAAGTGAAAACAGCGTTAGCGGCAGCGTTAGACGCCTCTCCAACCCTCGCCGCCGTTTACGCAAACCCGCCCGACAACGCGATTACCCCGTCAGCAATCATTCTGCCCGGAAACTCGCCGGTCGATTACGCGCAAACCTTACAGAACGGGCTTACCCGCATCACTTTTACGGTACTTGTCATCGTTCAGCGTTTCGAGACGCTCAGCAACCTGACCGCCCTTGACGACTACATTCTTTCCAACAGCTCCATTTATAAGCTTTTAGACGCCGATACCACCCTCGGCGGCGTGGTCGCCACCGCAGCCGTTACCCGGTGTAGTAACATCGGATTAACGAACGCCGGAGAGGACACCTATCTAGGGGCCGAGTTCGAGATAGAAATATATTTGTAGGACGCAACTATGCCGATTAGCTCGACAAATACGACCGTACTTTACGGAAAGATTGCTATGGCAGCCTATTTGCGTAACGTCACGCCCCGATTTGCTCAGGACATGGCAGACGCGAGCGTCCTCTCGTCCACCTCAAAGGTCTATTTTCCGTCGCTCGAAAACTACGATTTTACCCTCGACGGCCTTTTCGACTCCAATACCGGAGCCGGAACCATGCTGAACGAAATTACGAGCAACCTCGGTTCGTCCACAGCAACAGCGGCGACCGTCGCCCCGAACGGGTTTAGCCTCGGCAGCTCTGCATGGCTTATCCCCTCAATCACCGCTAACTATGACGTTACTTCGTCGGTCGCTGACCTTGTCGGCTTTACCCTGAACCTGTCTGCGAACGGCCCCGCGAACTATGGCGTATGCCTATCGAGCCTTGCAGCTTTGACAGCGACGGGAACCTCGACAAGCCACGACAATACGACCGGGACGAGCAACGGCGCTCTAATCAACTTGCACGTAACCGCCGCATCCGGCACAACGCCGAGCCTCGCTATGGTCGTGCAACACTCAACTAATAACAGCACTTGGACAACCCTCGGCACGTTTACGACCCTCACCTCGACCGGGTCTCAGGCTTTGCAGGTGACAGGAACCGTAAACCGTTACGTCCGTCTTTCGTATACGATCACAGGTACTAGCCCATCGTTCACTACGCAAGTTTCCATCGCCCGGATATAGGAGAAAAAGAAAATGCCCACGCTCGGAAAATCCTCCGTTGTAAAGCTCGACAACGCAGCCGGAACCATCACCGATATTTCCGCGTACATCACCGACTTTTCCGGGTTCGGAAACAGCACCGATATGCTTTCCTCGGAGACGTTCGGCGACTCGTCTAAAGAGTTTTTCCCCGGTTTGCGTAACGGCGACGTCATCACCATTTCCGGCAAATGGGACAGCACCTTGCATACGCAGCTCACCGGCCTGCTCGGTCAAACCACGTCGAGTACCCTCGAATACTTCCCTGCCGGTGGCGCATCCCCGAAAGCGTCTATGGAGACTTTTCTTTCGGCTTATGACGTGACCTCAACAGTCGCCGACCTCGTCATGTTTACCGCGTCTTTGCAGGTCACAGGCGCGGTCACCTGGTCGTAATCAACAGAAAGAGGGAAAACAAATGATCGACGTATCTTTCGCCGTCCGACTGAACGACGGCACAGAGCAAACCGTCCCGGCGACCCACGGCGTATGGTATCGGTGGCAGCAACAGTACCCCGACGTAAATCCGACAGCCGTTTTTAACATGGATAACGTCACCGCGTTTTACGGGCTCGTATGGGAAGCGTGGAAAACCGCCGGAATGAATCCGGCCCCCGTCGCACAATGGGTAGACACCGTGGAAAGCATCACCGCCGCCCCAAAAGCGAGCAAATCGCAACCAACGACGAGCGCACCATAGCCGTTTTAGCGGTACGCACCGGGATAGCGCCCCGCGAACTCATGGAAACACCGACGACCATCCTGTTAGAAATCGTCCGGGTACTGCAAGAGCAGGACAACGCCCGTTAGATACACTCGATTCATGCCCGGAAAATCTGCTACTGACCTCGGTATGAGAGCCGACTTTCTGCGTATCGCAAAGAAGTTCGACGCATATCAGGGCCTTATCGACGGGCGCGGCGCACGATGGATTACTACCCAAGTGGCATTAGAAGCTAAAAAAGGTTTGCTCGACGCCTCTAAGGCTGAGGTCGGTTCCGACGGCACTATGTCAGGTTGGCGACGCCAATCTAAGAAACGTCCGAACGCTAAAAAGGTTCGTTTTCGAGCCGGTTTCGAGCTGACGTCAGACCATAAAGCAGAGTTTAAGCCGAAACCTAACGGCTTATGGAAAGTGCTCGAAATCGGTCGTGACCCCGGAGTCAGCAAGCGATGGGGTACGCGAGGCCGACGCTACGGACGAGCACCCGGTAAAGGCGTCTGGTCGTTTTTCTGGCGCGAGTTTGCCCTAATCGTCCCGAACCGAGTCGAGAAATATAATCGGGAACTACTGAAAAAGGTTTTCTAATGGCGTCATTCACCGACAGAGTTAAAGTAATTATCGACGTCGCTACCGCCGACTCCGTTAAAAGCATCGCCAACTTTAAGAAACAGTTTGGTGAGGCTGAGGGAGCGGTCAATAAGTTTAAGGTCGTCGGCTCAAACGCAGCAACAATTTTAGCGACCAATTGGAAAGCAGCTGCGGTCGGCGTAAGCATCGCTCTAGGTAAAATTGCAACGGATGCCGTACTACTAGCGAGCGACGTCGGCGAAGCCCAATCGAAAGTAAACGTGATTTTCGGCGAATCAGCCGCCGCTATCGAACAGTTCTCGCAAGTCGCCGTGGACAGTTTCGGAGTATCACGAAAAGCCGTTTTAGAGGCCGCAGGAACATTCGGCATTTTCGGTAAAGCGGCAGGTCTCAGCGGTAAAGACCTTGCGACGTTCTCAAACGATTTTACCGGCCTAGCCGCCGACCTCGCATCGTTTAACAATACGACCCCCGAGGAGGCTATTCAGGCTATCGGAGCTGCTTTACGCGGCGAAAACGAACCGATTAGACGTTACGGAATCCTGCTTAACGACGCCACCCTGAAAACGGAAGCGATGCGGCAAGGAATCTACAACGGTAACGACGCTTTGACCGCTCAGCAAAGAATCTTGGCGGCGACCGCGCTTATTTATCAGCAGTCGAGCGACGCACAAGGGGATTACGCCCGCACTTCCGGCGGTATGGCAAACCAATCTAAGACCCTTGCAGCACAGTTTGAGAACCTGAAAATAGCGTTAGGTGAGGTGCTTATCCCGGCGGTTACCGCAGCTGTCGAGAAAATTAACGAGCTAGTCAGCTCATTTAGAACCGGCGGTATCGGTCAATTTTTCTCCGGGGTGAAAGCAGGAGCAAAGTTTCTGTATACCCCGTTTCAGTTAGCGACCGACGCAGGAGAAGCACTTAATAAAGAGCTCGATTACATCGGTAAAACGATTAAAGAGGACAATTTCGGTAAAGAAGCTGAGGAGATCGAAGTTTTCGCGGAAGCTATGACCCAAGCCCGCAAAGACGCCGACGGGTTTAACCGCTCAATGCAGAACCAAGAGAAGTTGCAGCAGAAATGGATTAAAGAGTTTATTTCTGATTTAACGGACGCCGGAACAGCCATTTTACGTGCCGACACAGCATGGCAACTATTCACGGGCCGTCTCGATACGCAGGTCGCTATTGACAACGCGGAAGCAGCTCTAAAAGACCTACAGGAAGCCGCCGTAAAAGCTTTCGGTAGCGGCGCACAAGCCGATATCGACGCCTACGAGGCCCAATTCGCTGACCTTGCCGGAATGGCAGAAGCCATTGCAGCAACAATGGGAGACCTCAGCAGCAAAGAGTTTCTTATCCGTTTTAAGATCGACCCGGCGTCAGCGTTTGAGTTCGCCCGATGGGTGAAAAGTGGCGGCGAGCTCGCCGGACTCAGTAACGAAGACCTACTGGCTCAGGCCGGCATTCCGACGTTACCTCGACGTGCTAACGGTGGCCCGACGCAACCGGGGCAAACGTATCTCGTCGGAGAACGCGGGCCGGAATTGCTGACGATGGGCCGCTCGTCCGGCATGGTAACTCCGGGCGTCGGTCGCCCATCCGGCAACACGTATAACATTACGGTAAACGCGGACGCTTTGACCGATACGGCGAGCCTCGGCGGCAAGATCGTAACAGCGATTAAGGCATACGAAACTAGAGCCGGTGGCGGTTGGCGTCGTGGCTAATCCGTCAGCGAAAGTAGAGATAGGTTTCGGGTCGGCATGGGACGCTGCTAGCCCGACGTGGACGGACGTTACCTCATACGTCCGAGCGGTAGAAGTGCAGCGAGGCCGTAACGGAGACCTCGACCCGTTCGATATCGGTACAGCATATGTTCAGCTCGATAACAGGGACGGACGGTTTAACCCGATCAACACGGCAAGCCCCTACTACCCGAACGTCATCCCCCGAAAGCAACTACGCATCACCGGCACATATACAACGCCGACCCGTACCAACCTTTGCACTAACCCATCCTTTGAGACCGATACGACCGGGTGGATTTCGGGTGCATCCACGACACTTGCACGAGTCACCTCAGACTCATATATCGGTAGCGCATCATTACAGATAACAGCGTCTAGCGCCGTGGATACGACAGCGCGAATCCGACCAAACCCTGAATACTCCGCTACAGCCGGAGTAACCTACTCGGCGTCTGCGTATGTCAAAGCGACAGCAGGAAATAATCGCAATATACAAATTGCGCTAAGTTTCCATAATTCCGTAGGCGCAACTTTGCTCTTAGTTGGCGGCACTATCACGCCATTTACAGTTGGTGGAGCGTGGACACGACTAGAAGTAACAGCGACGGCCCCGACTAATACAGTTGGCGTAAGAATATTTATTTACCATCAGC